AAATCACAAAGATGCTCAGAGAAGTTGACTTTTTAATGAGTGTCAATCAAAGACTCAAAACCGAAATGAACGTTCCAAATGAAGAACTTTGGAAGCGTACATCCGGCAGAATTGCTGAAATCAAAGCCAGACTCAAGTCTATTAGTGAAAAATTAAGAAAAATACAATAATATGATTTCATTGGTAAAACTTATTACTGAAGATGATGGTGCACCACAACACTTCGGTACATCAACCGCAGGTGGTCAACCACTACCATCAACATCTGTAGACTATAACGTTAGTTCAGAATTCAGTGAATTTGAAGCTAAAATTGCAAGAACTACTGCAGAATCTAAAGCTTCGTTTTTACGTAATTTGAATAGTCGGGTATTGAATAAGAAAGTATCAATACAAGCATCTAAGGGATATGGTCAACCAGTACGTGATTATGAGATCTCTGTTACTAGTACCAGTCTTGATTACTTTTATGATCGTTACGTTGTGATTTTAAGAGACGAAGATGATAAGGAATACTTTTTGAAGCCTGGATTCAAGATTACAATTTTGGGTCAGGGTGAAGCTTTGAAAGTCAAAGAACCTAAAGAACCTAAAACTGCTGAACCGGGAACAAAAGCAACCACAGCTGCTGGTCAAGCAGTTGTTCAAGCTGTGACTCCTCAACCTAAATCAGAACCAAAACAAGCTTAATTATGGATAAAACAGTACAAACAGGTTGGATTTTCTTTGAACCAATTAGTAGTCAATTGAATGAAGGAACAGATGATCCTTCTAAACCATTGATTGTTCAAGGAGTTCTTCAACGTGCAAATGCAAAGAATCAAAACGGACGTGTATATCCAAAAGACATTTTGGAACGTGAAGTCAAGAAGTACGATGATAACTTTGTAAAAGAACGCCGTGCATTGGGCGAATTAGACCACCCAGATAGCAGCGTTGTCAATCTTCAACATGTCAGCCATAACGTCGTCGAAATGATGTGGAACGGTGATGACTTGGTAGGTAAAGTTGAAATACTTCCTACACCAAGTGGTAACATTTTAAAAGCATTGTTCAAAGCTGGAGTTAAATTGGGTATTAGTAGTCGTGGTCTTGGAAGTGTACGTAAAAATGTAAGAGAAAATGCGGATGAAGTTCAAGATGACTTTGAATTAATTGCATTTGATTTTGTTAGTAATCCATCAACTAGAGGTGCATTTTTATTTCCGTCTAGTGCACTAAATGAATCGGTACAAAATACTACGATTAACAAATATTCTAAAATTGAATTGTTGATTCACGATATTATTTCGGAAGTTAAATAATACTACAACACAACATTTTTATGTTGTGTTTTTTTGCATTTGTTTCATAATTATCATCAAATACAAACGCAATATGATGAAAAATTGGATACAAAATAATCTACTATCAAACGGAAAGTTGATTTCTAAAAAGTGTTTGGTTACTTGGTTTGAAAAGACTGGACAACTGAATGTATATAATGATGTTCTTCAATCGACTTCTTATTTGAACAATCCAACATTTCCTCAAAGAATATGGCATATTGTAAATGATATAACGATTCAACCTATTTGTAAAAATCCGAATTGTAAAAATGTAACTACATTTACTACTTTTACGAAAGGATATTTAAGAACATGTTCACCGAGTTGTGCACAGTTGGATGAACAAACAGTTTCTAAAATCAAATCTACAAACATAAAAAGATACGGCTGTGAATATGGGTTGAGTAATAAAGATATCATTGATAAAAAAAAGAAAACATGTGTTAAAAATTATGGCGTTGATAATCCCACCAAATCAGACGAGGTTTTAAATCGTATAAAAAGTACCAATTTAAGTAAATTTGGAGTTGAATGGATTTTATCGAACCAAGTTAAAAAAGAAAACGCTGTATTCGATAAATATGGGGTAAAAAACATACAACAATCCGAAGAGGTAAAAAATAAAACTACAAAGTCCAGAAGATCTAAATTTTATGATTCACTGTTAACAACCGACAGGTTACGTTCAAAGGTAGATGTATTGTTTACTAAAGAAGAATACATTGAATGTGGATATTATACATCATTTAAATTTAGATGTAAGACATGTTCAACTGAATTTTTAGATTGTCTTGAAGATGGTGACGTTCCTGTATGTCCGACATGTAACAAACTATCATCTACATTTCAAACAGAAGTTTATGATTTTATTGTAAGTCTTAATATTACCCCGGTTGAAAAGAATGTAAGAACTATCATTAATCCACTTGAAATAGATCTTTATTTGTCAGAAAAGAAATTGGCAATCGAATGTAATGGATTGTATTGGCATGGAGAAATTAATGGCAATAAATCTAAAAATTACCATTTAAACAAAACTCAACTTTGTGAGAAAAAAGGTATTAGGTTAATTCATATTTTTGAAGATGAATGGAGGTTCAAAAAAGATATTGTGAAAAGTAGGATACGTTCAATACTTTCAGTTACAACCAATACTATTTTTGCAAGAAAATGTGAAATTCGTGAAGTTGATGTTAAAACCTCAACAAACTTTTTGACGTGTAATCATCTTCAAGGAAAAGATAATAGTTCTATCAAGTTAGGACTTTATCATAATGATGAATTGGTTTCATTAATGACATTTGGAAAACTTAGAACTGCTCTTGGAAATAAATCAATAATAGATACATACGAGTTGTATCGATTTTGTTCCAAACTTGATACATCAGTGACCGGAGGTGCAAGTAAATTAATTAAATACTTCATCAAAAATTATAATCCTTCAAAAATTGTAAGTTATGCCGATAGACGGTGGTCGGTGGGAAATTTGTATACATCAATTGGTTTTATTAAAAAATCTAACGGTGTTCCTAATTATTGGTATTTCGGAAAAGGAAACTCATATAAAAGATATCATCGGTATGGATACGCAAAACATACACTATCCAATAAGATTGAAATATTTGATCCAAACCTAACAGAATGGGAAAATATGAGAACAAATAAATGGGATAGAATATGGGATTGTGGGTCTTTAAAATTTGAATTATTTATAAAGTAATACCTATTTATTTGATATGACCGATTCCAGACTTTTGATCGAAACATTTTATTTTAAACAACTTCTCAACGAAGAAGTTGCGTTTTTCAATGAATATGAACCACTTTTAGGCGACAGAACCCAAGAGTTTTTTGAACATTATCGTAACGGATTGAATGCACAGAAAGAATTGATTCTTGCATTAGAATGTGTGGAAATTAGTGAAAAGATTCTTCAAGAGAAGTTTGGTGATCAATTTGCAGCTAAAGCAGCAGGTTTAGGTGCAAAAGCTAGAGCTGGTATTAACAAATTAGCAACAGGTGGTAAGTTGGGTGGTACATTAGGTAATTGGGTACAAAATAAGTTTGGTGTAAAAGGTTCTACAACTGATGCAGGAAATGAAGCCTACCTTAAAGCTAGAAATCAAAACTTTATAAGAAGTGTTGGTGATTATTTGGGTCAACTCAAAACCTTGGATAAAACTATACCAGATAAGGTGGGTCTTGTTCCAGTTAAAATGAGTGGATGGGCAGGGGGAATTTGGCAGAAGGGTAAACAACTTGCAAGTGGTGCAGCAGATGTAGCATTTGCAGGAACACTGTTCACTCCAGCAATGTTGACTGGAACCGCTTTTGCTGGTGTAGGTGGTGCTGAGAAATTGTTGCGCAAGTTGAATGAATTATTTGACGCACAATGGGCCAAACTTCAAAACTTACAACCAGTACAAGACTTTGATCGTTTGTTTGAAGTAAAGAAAAAAATCATTCGTGATAGATTATCAAAAATTGATTCATCTGGTAAAGAAACTTCAACTATTATTAATACCATTGATGCATTAGGAAAATTTGGACGTGAAAATCCAGTCAAATCTGGTATTATTATTGGATTGTTGACGTTTGTTGGTGGAATTAGTGCTGCTACATTGGGTTTGGGTGCATTGACCATCACACAATTTCCGCTGTTGGTAGGTGCAATTGCATTTTTCTTGCACTCTGGTTTTGAACTGTTAACAGGTGCTAGTGCATCATCAGCAGTTGGAAGTGGTGTTAAAGCCGGTATCGGTACTACTGCAGGTTCTGCTGTGGGAGGCGTTGCAGGTGCTGCTTTATCTGAAAACAATTCGTTAAAATTAACAGATATTGTTAATAATATTTTATCTGAAGCAGATGAAACACCTGCTACTTCTGGTGCTGGTCCATTATCCCAGGCAGGCAGTCAGGGTCCGAAAACTAATTCACGTGAGATTAATGTTACTCCAGATGGTCCGCAACGTGCACAAACAGTGCAAAGTAACGCATTACCTTCGCCCACTGATCAAGGTGGCGATCCCGCAAAACCAGCTTCATCTGAGTTAACTGCAAATCAACTAAAATCCATAGAAAATCTTAAGTTTAATATTGGAAAAGAAATTTCAACTTATCTCAAAGATATTGCAAAAACCTTTAAAGTAAAAGGTTCTTCAACTTCACAGTTGATAGATAATTTGAAAAAGATTCCACAAGCAAAGTCCGCTATTGATATACTCGAAAGTTTGATGGCGGAGTTTCCAAAGTATAAGTTAGACTTTCCTAAAGATGTAGTTGTAGATGATAAAGAAGCTGCAACTCCACCAACTCCAGCAACACCAGATGGTGGTTCAACAACTCCGGGTGGAACCACTCCCGGTGGAACCACTCCAGGCGGAACCACTCCCGGTGGAACCACTCCAGGCGGAACCACTCCAGGCGGAACCACTCCAGGCGGAACCACTCCAGGCGGAACCACTCCCGGTGGAACCACTCCCGGTGGAACCACTCCCGGTGGAACCACTCCAGGCGGAACCACTCCCGGTGGAACCACTCCCGGTGGAACCACTCCAGGCGGAACCACTCCAGGCGGAACCACTCCAGGCGGAACCACTCCAGGCGGAACCACTCCAGTCGTCGGTAGTAAAACATCGTTGACTCCTAATGATTTGAGAATGGTCAAAGCATTTTTAAGTAAAGTGTATGATTTAAGTTTAAGTGTAAAAGCAGTGGATTTAAATGCTCCTACAAAATCAAAAATGCGTCCTGTCATAAGTAATATTTTAGACATTCTTGATATTGCAACTGGCAAAATAAATCCAAGTATTAAAATCAATAAGAAACTTGATTCTGCTTTTCAAGGAATTGATATTACCGGTCAATCAATTGCAACACCGTCACCAACACCTACTACACCTGTTACTGAAGCTGAGGGTGAATCAGTGATGGCGTTGAATCCAGAAGTTAAGAAACAATTTGTTGTGATTAAATCTAATCCATTAATCTCGGGCGATGTAGTTTCTCGTATTTCTAATTTGATGAGAATGAACATTGGAGATACTAAAAATATCAAATATACAATTGGACTTGTAAGTACTATTAAAGATGCGATTGGTGGTGCTGCTACTAAGGCTGCAATTCAAAAACAGCTTGGTGGTAATATTGGTCAATTAAGAAAGACAATGTTGGAAGAAGATATTAATTCAGGTGACATTGCTACAATTATGAAAGAAATTAAGGCACTAATGCCTGCTTTAATTTCTTTGACATTTGGTTTACGTCAAGCAACAAGTTCCAAGAACAAAACAAATAAAGAAGGTGTGGTATTAAAAGCAAAAGTCGGATCTGTCGTTTATGTTTTCAAATATACCAATGGCAAGTGGTTTGTGAGAGGTAAAGATAAACAATTCACTGAACCGGTGGTTGATGAAAAACGTATTAACCAACTAAATGATTTGGCCGCCACCGGCAAAAACGACGCTGATCAAGTGAAGAAAGATGATGCGGGAAATGTTAAATCATCAGACACCGATGTTAAATCAACTGAAAAACCAGATAGTGAAAAAGATACGTCTAAAGTGGACGATAAATCTAAAATCAAAGAAACTTTCAAATCAGAATATAAGAACTACTTTTGATAGATAATCAAAATAACAAAAAACCCACTCTTTCGAGTGGGTTTATTTTTTTATATATGAATCATTCCATGTGGAAATAACGTTCCAACATCATACCACATTCTTGATATAAACTTTGCAAATGTCTCATTTTTTCTTCACATTCGGTGGATTTCTTTTTGAACTCGGTGGTCATTTTCTTAATTTCGTTGGTATGTTTACGAATAGTGGTTTCGTCAAACCAAGCGTTGTCATCTTTGTTTTCTTCATGAAGTTTTTCAACCAAATATGCTTCAGATAATTCACCGATATTACCCATCTTGTTGGCGACTTCCATCAATTTCTTACGTGCTTCCAATACTTCGTTGTATTTGTTATATTCAAATACAAGTTCTTGAAGCATCTTCTTTTGTTCTTTGGATAGACCTCGTTGAACTACAGGAGCATTCACACCATTTGGTTCTGGATGTGTTGTTTCAGCTACAGAATGTTTACTAACAGCTGTAATATCTGATTGAGGCGGTGACATTTTAGACACCGGAAGGTTTTCTACAATAGATTTAAGTTTCATACGTTTATATAAATAGAGATTTTCTGTCAATTCGTGTGTTAATGTATCAAAATAATCTAACATGCCTGGATTTTTATCTGTGCCCATCAATTTGGAATATACTTTTTCTAGTCTATATGAACTATCTGGTTCTGTTAGACTTTTCTTTTCAAGAACCCATTTGTGATCGTTGGTTCTTGATATTCTACGAGAATAGTTTTTTGGATCTATACCATCATTTGGAATCATGTCTTCTTCCATATAATAACCATCATCTCCAGAACTTTCACCTGAAAATCCCATACTTGCAAACATTTCAATGTCGCCCGGTTTCCAATCTATAAGAGGTACCAAATTGGTATTTGATTTTTCCGTTTTGTTAGGATTCAACATATGACTAGCAGTTTTTGTTTTGCTAATCAAATGTGGATGTTTTCCTTCTTTGTTAGGATTGTGTGTTTGTACTATTCCACTAATTTTATCCATATTAAAGTCCTATATTGTCACTGTCATTTACTTTCTGAAGAAAATCTGATAACAAAGTCGGATCACCTTTGATGTTAGTAAAACTGTCAGATGTGATAATTGTTACCTTGATTGGTTCTGACTTTTTTGGTTCTTTTGTATTTTTATCTTCAGAGGATTGACTTGGTTCAATCAATGTAAAACTCTTATAAACCAATAAGTTTCCAACCTTAATTTTTTTAATTACAGTGGTTTTGTTGATTTTTTCCATTTTACCACCGTTCAAAATATCTTCGGTGCTTTTATAACGAATGTCAAATTGTGTACGGGAAAAAGGGGTACGAACGTTTGGTACTGTAGATGCTAACCGTTCATCATTAGTAAACGATACTCCCATATTTTGTTTCAAATATGATTCAAATGTATTTGGCGGATTTAATGTTATTTCTTTTTTGTCAACAACAGTTTCACGTTCCGCTTCATTTAATACTTCATTAATTAACCGTGTTATCAGTGTTTTAAGCTGAGTTTTAGAGTGTTTCGACATAAATTACAATGCTATATAAATAGACGTTAATACCATACAAACATGAAGATTTTTATATGTTTTGAAAATATATATATATTTATATTCAAATGCAGCAATGTCTTTGCCGCCACATTAATAAAAAATTCGATTGAAGTTCCATATCAATAACTTCAGAAATACAAGGAAATTATAATATGTCCGATCTATTAAAAGAAGCGCTTGCTGACGCTAAAGCCGTTCGTGCTACTGCTCTTGCAAATGCAAAAGTAGCACTTGAAGAGGCATTTGGTGAACGTGTTCAAGCATTGTTCGCTGAAAGACTCAAAGAAGAATCAGCCGACGAATCAGTTGCATCCGGTATTGGTGATGCTTCAACGGCTCCATCACATCAACCTGTGACCAAAAAGGGTTCACAAGTATTTGATGCACATCTTGAAGAAGATGGTGCAGTTGACGATGCAGTTGTTTCTGACGCAGAACTAGAAGAAATTATTGCAGAACTTGAAAATGACGCAATGGAAGAAGAAGGTGAACCTGCTCCAGCAGATCCAAATGCTGTTGCTCCAGCTGCACCAACAGATCCAACAATGGCACCAGCACCACAAATGTCAGACACTCCAGCTGCTCCAGCTCCCGTTTCTGATACTCCAGCAGCACCTGCTGCTCCAGTAGATCCAAATGCTCCAACACCTGCTGCTCCAGCACCTGCTGCTCCAGCAGATCCAAATGCTCCAGCACCAACCGCAGAAGAAGAAGAAATTTCTCTTGAAGAACTTCTTGCTGAGTTGGAAAACGATGGCTCATCAGAACTTTCACCTAAAGATGATTCACATCAAGATGGTAATCCTGATGAATCTGCTTGGGAAGAACAAATTGCTGAAGTCACCGCACAACGTGACGAAGCAATGAAGACCGTTGAAATTTTACGCAGCCAAATCAATGAAGTTAATCTATTGAATGCTAAATTGCTTTATACCAATAAGCTCTTTAAGCAATTTAGTTTGAATAACCAACAAAAGATGAAGGTTGTTGAAAACTTTGATCTCACTACGAGTGTACGTGAGGTTAAATTAACATATGCTATTATGGCCGAATCGTTTAATTTGGGTGGATCAGTTGTTAAAAAGAAAAATACAACTGCAACTACTATCACCGAAGGTTTGGCAAGTAAAGCAGTTGCAAGTACAAAACCATCTCAACCAATTGTTGAGAACAGTAACCAAATGGCAGAGAGATTTAAGACACTCGCTGGCATTAAAAAGTAATAACGTCCGATAACAAATTAAACAAATAGGAAAATATAATATGAGCGCAGATGTAAAGTCACTATTGACTACAAATATGAATCCACAAGCCGAATTGATGGCTAAAACCCGTGGACTACAATCAAAATGGGATCAAACAGGTTTGCTCGAAGGCCTAAAGGGCGTCGAAAAGGCAAATATGTCAATCCTTCTCGAAAACCAAGCAAAACAATTGCTTGACGAAGCTACTGCTACCGGTACTTCTTCAAACAGTGAACAATGGGCTGGCGTTGCTCTCCCACTCGTTCGCCGTGTATTCGCTGAAATCGCTGCTAAAGAGTTCGTTAGCGTTCAACCAATGAACCTACCATCCGGTCTTATCTTCTATCTCGACTTCAAGTATGGTACCAACAACGGTGCTTTCTCTAAGGACACCGCAAACAACTATAGTTCACTATTCGGCGGTACTGGCACCAAGCTCGGTTCTACCGACAGTGCAACCGGCGGTCTCTACGGTGCAGGTCGTTTCGGTTACTCAATTAACGATCAATCAATCAACCACATCACCGCTACCCGCGCTGCTGTGTCAAGTTTGAATGGCGTTAACTTTGATGCCAACTTCAGTGCTTCAGTTGCAGCTGGCGAAGTTTTCACTTTGACCACAACCAACTTGTACAGTGCTTCAAGTGCTGCAGGTAACGTGTTCGACGCTAACGGCGTTCGTTCATTCACCATCACAGCTGGTAGTATCGTTACCTACTTCCCATCATTGACTTCAATCAATGGTTCAGAAGTAACATTCGTCGTTTCTGGTTCAAACCCTGCTTCCGCAAGTTTGACCGTTAACTACAGTGTTCAACCTAAGGATAGTAACCGTGGTGACTTCGAAGACAAGACCACAACCGATAGCTTAAGCTCAATCGGTATTCCTGAAGTTAACTTGGAACTTAAGAGTGAACCAATCGTTGCTAAGACTCGTAAGTTGAAGGCAGTCTGGACCCCAGAACTTGCTCAAGACTTGAATGCTTATCACAGCATCGACGCAGAAGCAGAATTGACTGCTCTCTTGAGTGAATACGTCTCAATGGAAATCGACCTCGAAATCCTTGACATGTTGATCACCAACGTTCCAAGCGTGACCACAGCACGTTGGAGCGCAAAGATTAACCGTGAAATCAGCGACAGTGGTATCATCACTGATACAACTACTGCTGGTACAGGCGGTTACTACACCAAGTCAACTTGGTTCCAAACTCTTGGTAACAAGATCCAAAAGGTCTCTAACAAGATTCACCAATTGACCCTACGTGGTGGTGCTAACTTCCTCGTCTGCTCACCAGACGTTGCAACAATCTTGGAATCAATCCCAGGCTTCGTTGTCAACACCGATGGTGACAGCGCCAAGTTCGCAATGGGTGTAAGCAAGGTTGGTAACTTCGCAAGTCGTTTCCAAGTCTACAAGAACCCATACATGGTTGAAAACACCATCTTGGTTGGTTTCCGTGGAAACAACTTCCTAGAAACCGGTGCTGTGTATGCTCCATACATCCCACTCGTACAAACCCCATTGGTCTATGATCCAGTGAACTTCACTCCACGTCGTGGTGTGATGACTCGCTACGCCAAGAAGATAGTCAGGCCCGAGTTCTACGGCAAGATTCTTGTCGGTGATCTCGATCAAGTATAATCGAGTCAATAAATTAAAATAACACGAAAACCCCAATGAAAATTGGGGTTTTCTTTTTGCACTGATCTTTTTAAATACTTTACCGTAGAACTGTTATATGTATAGTCACTATGAACAATATTGGCATATACAAAATTACAAACAAGAAAAACGGAAAATTTTATATCGGAAGTTCAAAACATATTGATAGACGGTGGTGGGAACATAAAAATGACTTGAACAAAAACCAACATACCAATTTAAAACTTCAACATGCATGGAATTATTATGGGCCTGATTGTTTTGAGCTCGTTATTTTAGAGAATGTTGATGAGTCAAAATTGTTAGAACGTGAACAATTTTATTTGGATACGTTCGTTCCATACAAACGTAATATAGGATACAATATAGGAGATAAAGCTTATGGTGGTGATAACTTTACACACAATCCAAATAAAGAAGAAATCTTAAAAAGGATCACACAATTAAACAATACAAACCGAATGCATGGCAAAAATCATAGTCCAGAAGCCATTGATAAACAAAAAAGTGCTGCTTCTGGTCGTTATACACTTGAGTGGTTTATAAGTCGATATGGAGAAGAAGGTGGGTTGACGATGTACAACCAACGTAATCAACGTTTGAAAGACCGAGATATAAATTATGTTTATGATAACGGATTAAAAGGAACTAAAAAAGGAACGATGTCTCAAGAAATGAGAGATAAAATTAGTGAGACAAAACGCATGTTTAAACAGAACAAACAGCAGTTTATGAATGAGTTACAGAGTGGACTGTTTACAAACAAACAGTTATCTGAAAAGTATGGGGTATCTGAAGTGACTGTAAAATATTATAAACGCAAATTGAGTTAACGGTTTTTTGTTTTAATAGTTTATATTTAATACTATGGACTATAAGTCATTTTTTGAATATTTGTGGGAAGGTCGTCATGGTAGATTTTGGAGTGCGTATTGGATGGATAGTCGTGGCACATTTTATGAAGTGTATCGTGACGAAGAAGGGCGTGTTGGACATTTT